CATTGCCCACATTTTTCCATAACCCACCGTGGAAAAGGGTTGAATCGCAGTGAATCGCGATGATGCCAAAACCGTTGGAGAATAAAGGAAAACCGCCATCTCTGGCGGTTTCCAAAAGTGCCTCCAGCGGGACTCGAACCCACAGGAGAAAAGCTTCAGACACTTGCCGTTTCAACGGTTCCATCAATGCCTTGCGTCGCTTTTGCCCACATTTTGCCCACATTCTGCGAAAAGAGCAAACCGCCCATTCTCTCCGACAAATCGTCCAGATCATCGTCGAAAAGGTCGGCATACACGTCGAGCGTCATGGCGGCGGACTTGTGCCCCAATTGCCTTTGCACGGTCTTGACATTAGCGCCGGACTGCACCATGAGCGAAGCGGCGGTATGCCGCAGATCGTGAATCGTCATGTGGCCACGCCCCACGCCCGCGCGGCGAAGCGCCACCGCGAACCACCCATCGTGCCGCGTCGGATTCCAGCCGTTGCCCATCGGTTCGTCCAGAGGCTCGCCGGGAGCGGTGAAAAGAAAATCGGACGGCTCGCGTCCCTCGCATTGCTTGGCGAGCAGCGGACGCAACACCAGGGGGAACATCACCGAGCGTCCATCATGGGTCTTCGGGTCGGTCTCCACCATCCTGCTGGAAAGACGCGTGATGCTCCTATATATATGCAGTCGACAGCGTTGCAGATCGACATCCTCGACACGGAGCGCCACGAGCTCGCCCCACCTCATGCCGCACAGGCCCAAGGTCAGCACGATCGGCTCACGCCACCCGCACTGCATCGCCACACGAGACAATTCATCGGCCGACAGATAGACATGCTTCCGCACCTGCTTGCGCGGCAGCTCGATGCCATCGCATGGATTGTCGTGGATGCACCGATCAGCCTTTGCCCTCTCCATGAGGCTGCGAAGCAGATTCTCGGCGCGAATCGTCACCGACGCACTGCGTCGTCCTGCCAGATCGGTGACCCACCGCTGCACTTCGTCGCGCGTGATTGACTGCATCTCCCTCATGCCCCACTGCGGCTCCACATGCACTCGCCAAGCGTCTTCCAGCGACTTGATGTAGCTTGGCTTCGCCTTGGTCTTCTTGGCTGCCAGCCACGGCTCCCAGAAGTCCTCCACGAGTCTTCTTCCGGCCTGTGGGTCGATGTAGGCTCCGACGCTTTTCGCGGTGGTCACGTTCGCCGCGCCCCAGGCATCGGCGTCCATTTTGCGTTTGAAGCCGCGTTTGCCGGTGTCCGTGCCGTCCGGCTTACGGTATCTGACTTCGTATCTTTTTCCGCTTTTCGTCTGGTATTGGCGGATCGTGTAGGCCATGCTTGCCCCTTCGTTTGCGTGGCATCAAGTCTATCAATCCGTTGATTTTTTTCTCTGGTTTTTGCGTTTCGGCTTGCATTACTTTATTTACTGTGCTAATATAGTTTATATCAAGGAAAGGAGGTGAACATGACACCATCGGAGGTAATCACCAGCATCTCGCTTCTCGTCGCGAGCCTCGCGGCCCTCATCAAAGCAGTGACCGGACTCATCAAAGAGATGAGACGGAAACCGAAGAAGAGGAAGTGAGCAAGGGTTCCGGCCAGACCTAGGGGCCGGAACCCCATATCTCCGATTATGCCATGGAACATCATGAGAACGGAATCGATAGTCAGCGCGGTGTTCGCGCTCGGAACCGCCGCCAGCGCATGGTTCGGCTGGCCGTTCGCGCTCACCGCCGGATGCGCCGTCGTCAGCGCCGTATTCGCGCTCATCGCCGGAAGGAAGGACTGACATGACCATCGAATACCTGAGCGTCACCGACGTGTCCAAGCGCCTCGGCATCAGCACAGCCGCCGTCAGCGCCTACAAGCTCCCCCAACCGGACGCCCTAATAGGCCGCACGCGCGGCTGGCTGCCAGAGACCATCGACCAATGGAACGCCAGCCGCCCTGGCCGAGGCGTCGGCGGCGGACGTCCGCGCAAACACGCCGAATAACAAGAAAACGCCCCTCCCCCAGCATCATGCTGAGAGAGGGGCAATGTTTAACCGAGTTTTCCGATGATCTGTTTTTCTTTATCGTTGAGAGGCCATACGGTCACATCCTCCGCAGCCTTCAGTTCCGCAGCCTTCAGTTCCGCAGCCTTCAGTTCGCTCATCAGATAGCCGCCGCCGAAGATGGCCTTCTTCACGGCCTTCTGCGAAGCGAGCCTAGGCGTGAATGCCACGTCCGAAGCCTTGACGCGAAAATCCACGCCAGCCTTGCCGACCTTATTCAGTCGTGTGACGGTCAACAATTCCGGCGGATACGCATACTTCGGCAGATGTTTCCTGCTTTCGCGCCTGACTCGTTTCACCGTATCGTTGACCAGCTTCGTCAGATCCGGTGCGGTGCGGATCAGGTCATCGCCGAAACTCGTCACGAAGCTGGTGTTGACGATGGCGCCGTTGGCGTATTCGATCGTGCAATCAGTGACCAGCATATGCGCGCCGTTGCGCGACGTGGTGCTGAAAATCGTGAGGTTCGGCGCGAACAGAAAGAACGGAACATGGTTGTCACGGTAGAACGTGCATATCTTCGATAGAATCGAGAAAGGTGGATTGTCCACCACCACCTTGCCGTCCGAATAGTCGAAACTCTCGTAGTCGCCGCCAGGATAGAAGGGGCGCACCACTTTGCTCGGGTCGATGCCGAATTCGTGGCATGCCCAGTCTTTTATCGTCTCATATACCGCGGGGGGGTATAGCAGTCGTCCGTGGTCTTCTTTGGTTTGAATTTCTCCACGAACGCACCGTAATCGTCAATCGTCTGCTGTCTGATGCCCATTTGAAAAGTCCTAAAAATAAAGCCCCTCCTCCAAACGGAGAAGGGGCAGATTTAAAAACAGGGTGCAAAAAATTCCACGGACACTACAGTGCCGCAAATTTTTCCACACCCGAATTTGAGTCTCACGCCAAAAAAATTAATCACGGCGCAGCGGATTGTAGGCTACTCCGAGACCGCTGGCGATGAAGCCGGCCACGGTCGAAATGTAGCCGCCGATCGCGGCGTCGCCGAAGGTCATGAAACCCAAGCCGACGCATGAAGCGATAAGACCGGCAACGTAGACCACGGTGCGCACGCCCTTGGAAAAGACGGGCGTGTAAGCCGTCGGCTGCTGGTTATCCTGACCATCCTCGCACTCGTTGGTCAGATTATTGACCGTGGTCTCCAAAGTCGTTGGCGCTGCATGTTGAGCCATATTAAACCTCCTTAGAATCGTCCTTGGTTGAGCGCCGACTGCAGGGCGCGTGCGGTGGCGGGGCCGAAGCTCGCGTCCTGAGCCAGACCGTAATGCGCTTGGATGGCGCGAATGGTGGCCGGGCCAAGCAGACCATCAGTGCCACAGCCCAGGCGACGCTGCACGGCGCGGATCAAGTCACTGCCGCCAGCACCGTAGCGGACCACGCTCGAATCGATGGCCGGACGCCAGTAGGTGCGCTCGTCCGGTACCTGCTGGCCGCTGATGATGCCATCCACCGTAGTGCCCATCACCTGCTGCCAACGGCGGACGGTCGCGGGGCCGACATTGCCGTCCACTGCGATGGCACCGGAATTGGCGGCTGGAGCGGAAGACTGGGCGCCCTGGTATCTCAGATAGCAGTTCCACGGATAGTTGTAGTAGCCCCTGATGTTGGTTTCGCAGCCCGTCTGGTCGCCAGCCGCACCGTAGGCGGTGCCACGCTCCGAGATGCTTGCCTGCGCGAGCCTGCCGCCGCCCAGATAGACGGCCACGTGGTGCACGTCGTTAAGCAGGATGTCGCCCGGCTGCGGATTACCATTCGCGGGGAGTCGCGTCCAACCGCGCTTGGTCAGCTCACCGGAGAGGTTGCCGGTGTAGGTGGCCGAACCGGTGTCGAAGCCCGCCTCACGCAGGCAGTGGATTACCAGGCTGGAGCAGTCGCAATTACCCCCCGAGGGGTTGAAGTTCCAACGGTCCGCCTGCGAATAGCCCATGTTGGCCACGGCGCACCAGTAGCGCATACGATTGATGAGAGCGCTGACGCTTGCCATGTCAGTCCTCCAATCCCTCGACAGCCTTGGCCGCGTCCTCCTCGGACACGAGCGGAATGCTCTCGGGCGGCATGCCGTCGCCCTGCGGTGTCATTTCCGGCGTCATGGTCACTTCGTCCATGACGGCCTCCTTCCCACCCCCAATAGGGGGCAATAAAAAGGCCACCTCCGAAGAGATGGCCTTGTGGTTGTGAAAATCGATATCAACGCTTTTTGTGGGCGTTGTGGTTGAAAACCAGAATGAGCGTGAGGAGAATCAGGTAGGCTCCGCCCGCGATGAGCAGTCGTGTCATTGCCGGTCCTCCAAGTATTTTTCGGCTGCTGAGATGATCCAGCATTGCGCGTCGAGTTTTTCGAGCTTAGCCAGCTCGTATCGGACGGCCTCACTGTGGTCGTGTGACTGGTCGCCGTAGATCAGTGAAATCAGCGTGTTTTTTATGGTGTCACGGCACAACTCGTCCATGCGGTCGTCGATTTTCGATGTCCGCTCTCCCAAGGTCCGGGTCTTGGCGAAATGCTGCGAGAGCGGCGAATCGTACGGCAACCGTTCCGGCTGTACGTGCGAGTACAGGCCGGTCGCCAGCGCATCCAACGCGCCCGGCCAGACTTTGAGCAGCAGGGTGATGAGCGCGCACGCGCCACCCACACCACCAAAACCCGCTAGAAACGTTTGAAACACATCACATCTCCTTAAAATCGTTTAATCTTTTGGCATGGTGCTGCCATCGAAATAATTGCCCGGCAATCCCAACGAGACGAGCTGCTGCCACTGGTCTTGAGGCACGCACAAGCCCTTGCTCAGATTGACCGTGCAACTGTTCAGACCGACGAGAATGCCGTGAGTGGTGCTGGCGGCGGTGAAGACGTAATCCACGCGACCATTCGAACTGACCAGCCCACTATCACTGCCATTGGTGGTGAGACGCAAGCGCGGATTGTCGCCACTCGTGGACAGCATGTAACAGACGACGCTCACATGGTATTTCACGCCCGCCGTCAACCCCGTGAAGGTGATGTCCGATGGTGTCGTGTTCGTCGTCTTGACGCTCACACCGTCTTTCGGCATGACGCAGTGATTAACGATGAGACTCATGCCACCACCCCCATAAGGATTAGGCGCGCGGCATCGTATCCCCGTCGAAATATCCGATGCCGTCGAGCAGGGCCTTGTTCGCCTGATACTCGGCCCACGTGCAGATGAGTATATTTGTCACGGTGACGGTCGGACTGCCTGACTTGACGGAATAATTCGCTGATAGCGGACTGGAATTGTCGACGTACGTCATGTAGCTGACACGTTGGCGTGCGCTGAATTCGCCCTGTGTTCCGATAAACGAGACAGTGCCGCCTGTGACGTTCACATCGAAACTGACCCAATATGTCATCCCTCTCACGCTCGGAACGGTCGTGAGATGCACCCACTTGTCTGCTTGCAAGGTGATGGTCGAGGATGGGCTCGTGCATAGGTTCGTGACCATCATCGGGCACCACCCACCCGGCGGACGCTCCTATGCGCGCGGCATCGTGTCCCCGGTGAAGAAGCCCGGAAGCCCCCCCACGGCAGCGTCGTACGTGTCGGCACGTTCGATGAGAATATCGCTCATCATGCCTATCGCGCCGACCACGTTGCCTGCTGTGGTGCGGATGATGAGTTCCTCGCAGCCGTCCGGAATCGTTATGGTCCCGTCGACATCGACCGTCGTGCCATCCGCTATTTCTTTTTGCAATGGCACCGTATACTTGCCACCGACCTTCATGTAGACGCGGGTGAATGCGTTGGCGTGCTTCGCGAAGGCACAGCAGTGCACGTGGTAGGTTCCAGCCGGTGGAATACGGTCGCCTTGCAGCGAATACTGCGCGTAACCGTCTCCAACGGTGAGCACGGTCGCGCGCAGCCAGTTCCTGCGGGCCACGACCGGAAAATCCACTTTCACGGTGCTCGGCGCATACGGTTTAACCGTCTGCGTGATGTTCGGGTCGGGGAACCAGTTAATCCTCAATGTCATCATCCACCCCCTTGGTTGCGTCGAGCACGTCCTGCGGGATCAGTTTCATGGCCGCCGCGAGTTGGCTGGTCAGGATTGCGTTTTGCTTGTTGAGAGTGCCGATTTGCGCGGAGAGCGTGTCGATGACGTCGTTCGCGTCGGCCGGAATCTGAGTCAAAATGTCTCCTTAAATACGAAACCCCCACAATCCGATTGGATTGCAGGGGTTGAAAAAAATGGTGAAAAGCGGGGTTAGTCGGCGGCGGTCATCGTATCGATGCGCGTAACGGCCTTAAGCCCGTCGAGCGTCAAAGTGCGTCCGAGATTCGTCTTCACGTCCGTCAACGTGATGACGGACGTGCCGGAATCGTCGAACGTCGCAAGCACGCCACGTGCATAATCCCTCCATGATTCGGTCGAGCCGTCAGTGCTGGAAAACTCCAATCCCAATCGGCACAATTCCGCGCGCACCGACTCCTTCGGCGGACGCAAGTCAAGCACGCCGGACGGCTCAGAGGGCGTCACGGCAGTAGTGGTATCGGCGGTGGTTTCAGTGGTCTCATCGGCCATAATCAATCTCCTTAATTCTGTTGGTTTTGTCTTGGCATGAGCGCTTCGTAAAAGCGTTCCTCGCATTCGTCCAAGTCAGCACGCATGGCTTCGGTGGCGAAAAGCCTTCCGATGGCCTTGGCGTCCACGCAATCCGTGTCGATGCCGGTGGTCGGCGTCGCATCGGCCGCTTCACCCGACAACATGGCCGCCTGGACGGCGGAATCGGTTTTGTTGGTTATCGGCGGCAGTCCCAAAGCCGTCCTCGTACGGTTGCGGGCGGCCGTCATCGGATCATCCTGTACCTCGCCACTGTCGGACATCATGGACACGGATTCCGCCGCGGTATCCGACAAGGCCGCCTCCAAGCCCTCATAGGCGGTCGTGTACGCGTTACGTCCGGTCTGCGGATCGTACGAGCCGGCCGATTCCCTTGCCTGCATCATGGCCGCGCACGTTTCCGCGACGCTCGTCGTGCCGAGCAGCGCCCGCCATGCGGCGATAGCGTCCATGCCGCACACAAGCCCCCGCTCGCCTTCCGTTTCCGCTCTGATGACGAGGTTCCCGTCCTCGAAAACCGTTTGCAAAACATGCCTCCTTTATTTGGTCAGCCAGGCGATGGCGTTGACGTACATGTCGCCATGGAAGGCTGCGGTTCCGGCGTTGTACCCCATAACCTGCATCGACCCAGCGCCACCGGTGTTGCACACGTGCATGAAGATCGACCCCCAGTTGAGGTCGGAATTGCAGACGCCGTGATATCGTCCGAACTTCGCCGGCGTCCATGACCACGTGGTCGGTGGCATGGTGGAGTCCGCGGTTAGCGTCACGTTCTGGTAGATTCGCCAATTGGTGCTTTGGAATGTGTGGCGGCCGTTGATGCCGCCAAGATAGCCGCCAAGATACACGTATCCGGTGCTGATGTCCGAGACCACGCCGACCTCGCCGTTCGCATCCGACGCGGTGCACCACGTCTTCGCTTTCGCACCGTATGCCTTGACGCCGATTTCGCAGAGCGATCCAGAATCGCTGCGCACGTCCAAATACGCGCTTGCGCCTGATCCGCCGACGCCCTCCATGTCGAGCCAGGCACTGCTCTTCTTGCTGGCGTCCACCTCTTCCCAATTCGTGCTAGCTGAAAGGTATGCCTTCGAGGTGATGCCGCTGCCGGTCGCGCCCTTCGACCGTGGCCTCGACTGGAGTCGGAGCTGCGTGCCCGGATCGTTCTTTGCCACATGTCCGCTCCACAAGTCCAGCTCGCTCATCGTGCCGACCTCACTCGACTGGATCACCGACGCGATGGCCGGATACCGGTAGTAGCCGGTCGAGCCGTTGTAGGCGGGGAATTCAATGCCGTCGCCCACGAACGTCTCCGAGCCGCTGATCGCATACGACTGGTAATCCGGGCTGATTTGGATTCTGTGCCCGCTCGTGCGGGTTTGGAAAGTGCCGGTCAGCAGGTTGCTTTTGCCTTCACCGTCGAGGTAGACGGTCTGGTTATGAGCCGAATCCCACATCCGCAACGAGCTGCTGTTGAGCTTCATTCCCGTGTTCGCAGTCTCGGAGCTTTGGAAGACGGCGCCCGTAAAGACGTAGCCTTTGAATTGGCCTGCCGCCACCTTGTCGGACGTGATAGTGCCAGCCGCGATCTTGACAGCCGTCACGCTGTTTGCCGCCAGCTTGTCCGCCGTGATCGCACCAGTGACAATCTTGGACGCATTGACCGAATTAGCAGCCAATTTATCCGCGTCCACCGCGCCAGCCGCCAAGGCAGCAGTGGTCACGGCATTAGCCGCAATCTCTCCGGCCTGGATCTTGTGGACGTTGAGCAGCGCAACCGTCATATCCTCGGTGACCTTGAGCTTGCTCGTGGTCACCGAATTGGCCGCGAGCTTGTCGGCGGTGATGGCCAATGCGACGATATTCCGCGCCTGCACCGAGCCAGCAGCCAACTTACCAGCGGTCACCGCATCAGCAACCAGCTTCTCAGTGGTCACGCTGTTAGCGGCGAGCTTGTCCACCGTGATGGCATTGGCCTTGACCTTCTCGGCAGTCACGGAGTCCACGGCGAGATGCTTGGCGGCCACCGTGCCAGCAGCGAGGATGTTGTTCGCCACGAGGTCAAACGGTTCGAAGCGCGTGCCATCCCACGTCAGCACCTCGACGACACGATCGGAAAGCGGCACCAAGACGCTCGGACTGTTGTTCGGCGCGCCGGTCCAGTAGGTGTAGAAGTCGGCAAGCAGTGAGGGGCTGTTGTTTTTCTCACCCTTCCACCTCGTCCAATACTTCTGCGTCCTCCACCACATGTCCCCCGGCTTCAAGCCATCATGCGACGGTTCGTCCGGGCCACGGTAGATCAGATTCTTTCCGTCCGCAGTGGTCTGTGCCTTCTGCGCTGCGGCCTGAGCCTGATTAGCCTGAGAAGCCGCATTGGCCGCAGCCGTCTGCGCCTTGTCAGCGGTGGATTGAGCGGTCTTGGCCGCATCATTCGCCTTGACAGCCGCATTCGCGGCGTCAGTAGCGGCCTTGTCGGTCACAGCCACCCAAGCACTGCCATTCCAGCGCTTCGGCGTGTTCGCGCCTCCAGTCGTGTCAATCCACAAGGTCGAAGCCTTGCGCATCGACGTGGCCGGTGCCGTGGACTGGATCAGCACGTCGGCCTTGCCATTGGCCACGCCAGCCGCGGCAGCAGCAGCCGTATTCGCCTTCTGCGCGGCATTGGCCGCATCGGTGGCGGATTGTGCCGCACTGTCGGCGGTGGCCTTGGCCTGCGTGGCAACGCTCGAAGCGTTTGAGGCGGTGGCCTTCGCAGCCGAAGCGTCCGTCTTGGCTGAAGCCGCGTCGGACTTGGCCGCATTGGCTGAAGCGTTGGCCGTGTTGGCCAGCGTCTCCGCATTGCCAGCGGTCTTCTTCGCGCTTTCGGCGGCGGTCTGCGCGGCGTCGGCGGCGCTCTTCGCCTGACCTGCGGTGGCGGTAGCGCTCTTCGCAGCCATCTGAGCCGCATTGGCGGTATCCTGCGCGGTCTTCGCCGCACCATTGGCCGTGTCAGCTGTGCCTTGAGCCGTCTTGGCGGCGGCAGCGGCATTCTCGGCGGTCTTCTTGGCGTCAGTGGTCTTCGCGGCGTTATCCGCGATGTCGGACTTCGCCTGAGCGATTTCGTCGGCATTGCGCTCCACGTCGGCATAGCCCATGTGGTTCCAAGCGGCACCATCCCAGACAAGCGTGTCAATCACACGATCGGACAAGGGCACAAGCACGGAAGGAGAATTATTGGCTTCGCCCTGCCAGTAGGTGTAGAAGTCGGCCAAGAGGCTCGGTGAGTTGTTTTTCTCGCCTTTCCACCTCGTCCAATACTTCTGCGTCTTGAGCCACAGGTCGCCGACGATGAGATTGTCCTTCGGCTCGTCGGGGCCACGGAAAGTATGGTTCTTCGAATGGGCTTCGGCATACGCCTGCGCCGCCGACTCCTTCGCCTTCGAAATCTCACCGTTCGCCGTGGTCAGGTCGCTCTTGGTCTGCGCGATATCCTTCCGAGCCTGAGACAGGTCGGTCTGCGCCTGAGCGAGCGACTTGGACGCCGCGTCGAGATTCGACTTGTTGGCTTGGATGTCCTTCTGGGCCTGCGTCAGCTTCGCCGTATTATCCTTCAACGCCGTCTGATTGTCAGCCAAATCCTTTTGGATCTGCTTGACCTCATCCGGCGAGACCGCCGACGCGACCGTCACCGAGGCGATGGCCGACCAGTCGGACCTGTTGCCCGCATGGTCGACCGAACGAAGGGCGTAGGAGTGCTGTGAACCGGCTGCCAGTCCGGTCACGAGATAATCGCCCTGACCGGACTGGTTTGCGCTGATGACGGTCATGCCGGCCGCATCGACGCCCTCGCCGACCTCGACATGATCGAAGTCCGATTCCATCGACGCGCCAGTGCTTGTCCTGCCATCCCAGTGGACGGTCACCACGCCCAATTCGGACGAGAGGACAGGCTTCGATGGCACGGAGCATGGCGTCGTATCCGATTCGACGGTGGCCACGAAAGCCTCCGACCATTCGCCGAGCTTGTCACTGTACGTGGGCGTGGCTCGCACCCTGACCTCGATTTGCGTGCCGCAATCCAAGCCGCCGAAGCCAAGCTGCGTCTTATCAGTCGTGCCGGCGGAATGCCAGGGCGCGCCATCCTTGTGCAGCTTCCACTCGACCAAATAATTGGAGATCTCGATGGCTGTGTCATTCGTGGCCTGCATGACCGCACTCCACGAGGCTGTGGCCAGACCGTGGGCGTACCCGTCCGAACCAATGTATGCGTCCGTCTGCACGACAAGTCCAAGCGGGGCCTTCGGTACGCGATGGTCGCGATCGGAAGAGGCGGTCGTGCCGCCCTCGCTGCCGGCCAATGCGGCTCCGCCGGTGATGCCTTTGATTTTCTTCGCCTGACGCACGGAAGCGTCATACTTGATGTCATTCAGAGCGATTGAGCAGGATAGTCCCTCGCCCTGGCGCATGCTCAGGTCGATTTCCTGCACGCGCACCTTCTCACCGTGAGTGACGGTTGGCGCAGTGATCCAGTCGCCGGCGTGGAAGTCGATGAGCGGTAGATTATCCACGCCGGAAGTCACCAGATCGCGCGTGTACTGGCCGCGTACCCTAGCCGCATCATCAAGCGTGGACTGCATGAATGCCTGCGCGGTATCCTTATCGGACACGCCACCCTGCGAGCTATAGGATTCCCACTTGCCCCAAGGCGTCGGAGCAGCCGGATTGTCCATGCGGAAGAGCAGATTATTGTCACCTTCGACAAGGATGGTTGATGCCAGGTCGGCGATGGACTCCTCGAATGGGGCTTCGCTGATGTCACGCGCCAATTGCAGCACAATGCTCTCGCTCAGGTCACGGCTCAAGGCGGTGCTGTCCGCATTCCAAAGCTTGAGTACCCTGCCGCTTGTGCGCCAGTCGCAGCCGCCACCATTGACCAAAGATGACAGAATCGTCTGCAGATCCGTGCCGAGGCTGTAGTAAAGCGTGTATTTCCTCGCCCATGCAGCGCCGCCCGCATCCTTCGCCGTATCGAAGCCGAGCGTCAGGCCGGTGGCCACGCCGCCACGCTGACGGTTCTCGTCAAGCATGGTCTTCAAAATCACGCCCGGATTAGCCGAATAAAATGGCCTCTTGCCTTTGTTGTCACCATCCGCGAGCAGATGCGAAGAATCGTTGTTCTCGGCCTTGCTCAGGAGCCAGCTGATCGACTGGCCGGAATAGGTGACGGTGCGGGTGCGGTCGTCGGTCTTGCCGGAACGTCCGGTGATGACATAGCGAGCGTTGTCCGGTTCGCGATAGCCGTTGCCGTCCGACACTTCCACGGCCACCTCAAGACCATCGGTAAGCTCTCGGTCGAATGCCTGCGCGTCACCGGACAGCATCGAATACTCGATCGAGATGGCGCCGTCATCATCGTGGAGCATCGACGCGCTGAAGCTAACCGGCTCCGCAAGGACGCCGATTCGCTCGCCGAAAGGACGATAGGCCACGAGACGAGCATGAAGGGACTTTGCCATGAATCACTCCCAGGATTGCAAAAACCGGCAGACCACCTTGTCGGTGCCGCCGGTCTGTTTGATGGTGATGCGATAGTCGCCGGAATCGATTGCTGGCCACACCTGCAACGGTTCGGTGGTCCAGTCGACGCCGGACGTCTCATCCGTGCCGCCTGACCATGCGTCGGCATTGGCCGCCGTCCATGCCTTGCGGTTGGACGCGTCTACGAAGAGATACGGCAGTTTGGCGTCGCGTTTGCCGCCCCACATAAGATTCGTGCCACTCACCGGATCTGCGATGGTAACGCCAGTGGCCGCGCCGAAACGCAAGACCAGCGTGGTGAGTGGCGCATTGGACAGCCAGCCCTCCGGCACGGTGTCGAAAAGCTCGGACGGACTGGCGTTAGGCAATCCCTGCCAGCGCGTCCAATAGCCCTTGCTACTCGGCTCGGAAACCCCGCCCGGCAGCAGCCTGCCGCCCGACGCAGCCAAAGTCTTTTCCTGCCACTGCACGCCACGCCAAAACACGTCCGGCAGTTGAAAAACGGCGGTCATGACGCGCAGGTCACTGAACGGCCTCTCATCATCGTCCGGCTCGCAGGACGTGCACACCGCTCTCGTGACCATGCTGCGCGAATAGCCGTCATCCGTTGTCTCCGTTTTGCCGAGCGTGAGCTTCGACGCATACAGGCACATGGCGCGGAAGCGTGCGATCAGCGAATCGGCATCCGCACCCCACGCCGCCACCTTGACTGTCAGCTCCGGAGCATCCAACACCGGAATGGACGAGCCGACGATGAAGCCGTGCCGTCCTGGCACCTGCACGGTGTCAACGATCGGCGACAGCGCCGTGTAGTGCGTCGTGCCGACAAGCACGCGCATCCGCTCGGAATCGAGCGGCTGGCCGTTGAGAGAATAGCTGACCTTCATGCGCGAAACCTCCCAATCACCATTGCGGCATGGCCGCCGTCTGCAGCTTCTGCTGCGTGGAAATGCTCGTCGGCGCGATCGCCGGATAATTGAACGTCTGCGTGATGTTCGTCACGCTCCCCCCATTGCCGTAGGAGGCAGCGTTAACTCCACACGAGCCGTTGGCGACGCCGACGGAATACGAGGCGTCCTGCGAAGGCAGAATGCCAGTCAATCGTCCGGCCGCCTTCCTCACCTTCGACGCGCTCTCGTCAATGCCGACCGCCATGCCCTCGCCGATCATCTCACCGACCTGATCGCGGAACACGCGTGACGGAGAATGGATGCCAAGCCTGCGTTTCACCCAATCCAACGCGTTCGTGGCCGCGTTGACAGCGGCAGACACGAGCCTGCCTGCCGCGCCTGCGATGCCGGTCGCGATACCCGTGATGATATTCAGGCCGACGCTACCCCAGTTAACCGATGTGAAACCGCGCATAATCTGGCCGACCATGCCGGGAATGGCACCGATAAGCCGCGGAGCCGACGAAATGAAACCGTTGGCCAGTGCGAAGAGCAGCTGCACGCCAGCCTGCAGGATCTGCGGGAGACGATTGATGATGCCACCGACCAGTTGTCCGATAAGGATCGGAGCCTTGCCTACCAAGTCCGGCATGGCGTTGATGAGGCCCTGCGCCAGTCCGAGGATAAGCTTCAAACCGCTGTCGATGATCTGCGGCAGGTTGTTGAGGATGCCTTGCACGAGGTTAAGGACGGCGTTGATTCCGATGGGAATGAGCTGCGGCAACTGGGCCGACAATCCATCCAACAGCGTCGTCAGCACCGTCACCGCCGTGGAAGCGATCTGCGGCAAAGCCTGCACGATGCCCTGCAACAGGTTCGTGACCATCGACAGTCCGGATTGCAGGAACGACGGCAGGGTCGACGTGACCCACGATTGGAACTGGGCGAGCAGCTGGGGCAGGCTCGTCGTAATCCATGTCGTCGCGCTGGTCAGCAGCATCGTGCCAAGCTGCCCCAACGCTCCGAGCACCGGCGGCAGTATCTGCATGACCAGTGCCGGCAGGGTGCTGCCCAATGAGGAGAACAGTTGCGGCAGTGCGGCGGTGATGCCGGTGATGATCTGCGCGATGCGCGGACCAACGTTCTTAATGACAGTGCCGACCGAGTCGACCAACTGCTTGGTCAATCCGTTGATGTCGGCATTGTCCTTGCCGAGCTCCGCCAGCCAGTTCTGCCATGCGGCCTTCATCATGCCGACGGAGCCCTCGATGGTTGTCGCGGCCTCCTTGGCGGTAGTGCCGCTGATGCCCATCTGCTCCTGCATGATGTGGATGGCCTGCACCACGTCGGAAAACTTGTCGATGGACAGGTCGCCCATCTCCCCGTTCGCCTGCTTGACCTTGTTCGCGTCCTGGATCAGACGCTCCATCTCGGATTTCGTGCCGCCGTAGCCGAGCTTCAGATTGTCGAGCATGGCGTAGTTGCCGCGCGCCAGAGACTGGTAGGTCTGTTGGATGGACTCGATGTCGGTGCCCATCTTGTTGGCGTTGTCCGACATGTCGACCATGGCGGTGTTGCCGAGTTCAGCGGCCTTCGCAGTGTCGCCGCCGAGCGAGCTGATCAGCGAGGCGGAAAAGCTCGTGACCTGCGTCATGTACTCGTTGGCGCTCACTCCGGCTGTCCGGTACGCTTCCGCAGCGTATTTCTGCACGGTGCCCGAAGCGTCCTTGAACAGCGTGTCCACGCCGCCGACGGCCTGCTCGTATGTCGCGTATGCGTCGAGAGCGCTCTTGCCGACGCCAGCCAAAGCCGCGACGGCGGTGCCGACGCCAGCCAGTCCGACCGTGGCGACGCCCTTCAACGCGCCGACGGCCTTGCCCGACATGGAACTGATCGCATTCCATGCGGTGTCTGCGCCGCTTTTGAGCTTGGAGCCTATCGCCGACGCGACACTGCCGGCGGCTCCCGGAATCTGCGAAAGCACGCCGCCGACCGCGCCGCCGACGTTGCCGAGATAACCGCCGATGGCATTGCTGACGTTTTTAAAAGGCGCTGGTATCCTTGCCGCGATGGCCGAGCTCATCGACGAGAACTTCGCAGACAATGGCGCGGTAAGCCGTGACGCGGTGGATTGCATCGCAGCACCGGCAGCGCTCATGCCGTCGCGGGCTTTCGTGGCGATGCCGGAGAACGCCGACGTTGCCACGTTTTTGACCCGTCCGAACGCGCCGGAGACCGGCTGGATTATCGCCGAACCAAGATTCTTGAACGCCGATCCAAGCGAACCACTGCTGGAAGCGAGATTGTCCTGAGCATCCTTGAGCGCCTTCTGCGCATCCTTCAACCGGTTCTCGGCCTGCGTCGCCCGGTCTGTCATGGTGGACAGCTTCAGCCGCGCCTGTTCGAGCCTGATGGTCGCGGCCTCGGCCTGCGTGCTGCCCTCACCATGCTTGGCAACGGCATTGGCGACGCTCTCCTCGGCGGCACGCACCTGATTCGCCGCCGCCTTCTGCTGGAGCATGGCCTGACGGTATGCTGCCGTGGACTTCGCCACGTCACGCTCATAGGATTTCAGCACATCCGCACTGAAATCGTTCGCCGACTGCTTGAAACCGGTTTTGAACGCGCGTCCAAACAGTCCGCCGCTTTTGCCGCCGTTCATGCTCGAATCGAAAGCCTTCGACGCGGCCTTGCCGCTCGCGCCGACCTCCTTGTTGACCACGCTGCGGAAACCCTTCATCGAGGGGAACACGCTGATGTGCGCGGAACCAAGTTCGCTGCCGAACGCCATGCGGCACCTCCACTATTCAGTTATTCAGTCTTCGTAAAGAGTCCGGAAAACCGGGCTCATGCCCTTGGTCTGTTCGCGCAGCCGCTCACGCTCGGCCTTCTCCCTATCCGCCCGCAATCGTTTCGCAAGCGAATCGAAAGGCTTCGGATACTCGTCGCTGCCAAGCGCGTAGACGACCGGTATCTCACCCCACCGGACCGGATAATCCAAGCCGTTGAGCTCCGCGCCCGTGTAGGATGACGGATCGCCGATAATCTGCTCGAGGAGCGCTATCGCGTCGCCATAGCGGAGCCTGCCGCCAAGATCGGCCTGCAGACTCCACCCATGCGCCGTGAAATCGGCTCGGATCACGCTCCCGTGTTCGGCGAGCTGGCGGGAAAACCATTGGATTTTCCCAGTGAGGTGCCCTGCGCGCGCACCACCGCGTCGCCATAGTCGGACAGGAGGTTGAACACGACCTGCACCGGTTCGCCGTTCAGCTGCTCCGCCTGCTTGTCGCCAGCGAAGGCGCTCAGCATGCGCTTGAGCTGTTCGACGCTCTCCGTATCATCGGACGTGTTCGACAATCGGGTGAAATCGTCGATGCTCATCGACAATGGAAGCTTGTACGTGCGTCCGCCGGGCACGAGCGCCCAATACACATCGCCCTTGATGATGTGGCGCACCTTGTAGTTCTGCGCGATGGAGGCGAACGCCTCCTCATCGTTTTTTTCCGTCCACTGGTCGAAATCCTCGACGGTCGGCTTGAAGTCGGTGGAAGTTGAAGTCATTGTCTTGTCCTATCTGCTTTTCGCCTGCCTGCCGTGAAAAAAGAAGATTCCCGGACCGCGCAGACAGGCGAGATAGGCGGTCCGGGAAGATTTTCGTCCGCCGGTCAGGCGGCGCGTGCGGTGACGGTGACAGTCAGATCAGGTGAGGTCACGCCGTCATAGGTGGCGTTGATCCTCGCGCTTCCGGCCTTGACGGCGGTGAGCGTGCCGCCATCGACGGTCGCCACGCCGGCATCCTTGGACTTGAACGTGGCCTGTCCGGTCACGTCCACGGTGGTCTTGTCCACATGTGTGGCGACGGCCTTGAGCGCGAGCTTCGCGCCTTGGACGACCGACGGCCTCGTATTGCCGTCAGCCGAGGTCACGGCCACCGCCGTCACGCTTTTGGGTCGTACCAGCTTTCGATCCAGCGCGTGTTCGGATGCTCCGCATCCACATACAGCGGATCCTTCATCCATTCGACGGTCAATGCTCGCCCTGTGACCGAGCCACGCTCCTGCTGGTCCGGCTCGTTGCCGGTGACCTGCATGACGCCGGCACGACGGTGGACACGCCCAGTGTCGAAAGTCTCCTCCTCATACACCATCCACTTCGCATCCTGGATGATGTCGGCCACGTGGTAGACGCCCTGGGCGTCCGGCTCGCCGATGGTGATCTTGCGGGTCAGCGCGTTGTTTTCGGCCGGACTGAAAGTCTGCGTGAGGCTGGTCGCCAGCGGCAGCTTCTTGTACCCGTCCTGCAAAAACTCGAGCGGATCGTCGCCGTCGCGCGAATCCTGGTTGCCGCCGTCGGACTTGATGAGTCCGATGCATGCGGTCGACCGATTGTAGGCGGCCGGAAGTTCCGGCGTCGCATTGCTGGATGCGATCATCTCCGGCGTGATTTTGTTTTCGGTGGAGTACGGGACGATCATGATGGCGGCGGTGACGAGCGCCTCCACCTGTCCCAGATCCATGCCCTGACTGTCTTTGGCCATGGCTTTTCCTTTCTTATGATTGTCTGATTCCGGCCGTCGAATATTCGACGGTCATGTAGTAGCGGCACCATGCCGCGTCCTCTCCGACCGGGTACGGGCCGTTGCATCCGTCGGGCACGACGGCGCAGATGCGGCTGCCTTCGGCGAATCCGATGAGGATGCCGGGCTCTCCGGTCAGCACGCCGTACACGCGGGCCGCCAGATCACGGCATGGTTTCGTATCGTTGCGCGTCCATCCGAGCACGTTGACGCCTATCGACCTGTCGAACGTCACGCGGTTGGCGGATTGCGTGCCGCCGTCATCACGCACGACCACGAGCGGATAGGAACCGTCGTAACCGTCAGGGATACGGTTTCCGACCTGCAGGCCGGGGATGTCCGTGATGTTGGAGCGCAGCCATCCGGTGAGGAACAGTTCGAGGTCTGGTGGAATGACGCTTGCCATCAGACCCTCGCCTTCCTCAACGCTTTGGCCAGATTGCCGGTCTGTGCCTCCACGAGCAGGGTCTTCGGGTCGTGGCCGACGACCATGACGGTCGTTCGGTGCTCCCTTTTAACCTCCTCGATTCCAAGGCCGTCGCGGTATGCGCCGGTATCGACTGGAGCGGACGCCTTCGCGTAGGCGAGTGCCCTGTTCGCGGCCAGCGTGGTGAGCGACTTGACTCCGGCGCTATTGAGAATCTCGTCGAAGAATTTCTGGTTGAAGTTGACCGATATCCTGCTTTTCGCCATTTGTTCAGCCCTTTCTTTCCGTCAGACGGCATTCCAAGGTCGGACGCCAGCCGGTGAATGCGTTCGCGTCCTTCGAGGGGAATCCGTCGACTTCCCACAAGCGTCCGTCGTCAGGGTCTGCGCGGATCCGGTCGCCGATTTTCACGTCGGCTGTCGGATCAGGGATGGTGAGGTACGCCGTAGATGCTGTCTGCGTGTCAAGCGTGTCCGGCGTGCGGGTGCTGGAACTGGACGAGAGCGCGCCCATGATGACGAGCTCGTCCGGAGGCACGCTCCAGTCCGGCTCGTTCTGCGCCGGATTGTACGGGTTGGCCTTGCGTTTGGCACGCAGTCGCACGAAACTCGTGGCCCCAGCCATGGCGAAAACGCCGCCACCGGCATTCATGTCGTCAAGCAGGCTCATGGCAAGCCTCCCAGCCGGTAGGGTTTGAGCTTGTCCCGTTCCTCCTGCATGAGCGACACGACGTCGAAACTCGCGCTGGAGCCGTTAGTGGACTGCGAGGTGACAAGCCCGAGGGGACTCATGCCGGCGCGCTTCGCGGCGCTGATGAGCACCGACTGCACGTCCGGCGCGTCATCATAGCCCGCGTGAATCTCGTAGCGGATGGCCGCGATCCCAGCGGGGAAACCGCCAGACAAGGACTCCACAAGCCCCGTCTCGGGATCGTAGGCGTAAGCCAGCTTGTTGCCATCACGGTCGGTCAATGATTCGATGCTCGTCACATGGCGAGCGGGAAGCCGGATCACCATGCCACCACGTGAGTTGAGCACGCCGGACAATGCCGTGTTCGGCATGACATGCCAGCCGCACTCACGCCTGATGGCCGCCTGCGCGGCCTTGAGCCGGAAGGCCGCGTCATCCTCGAAGGCCGAAGGGTCGGCAATCATGTCGGGAATCACGTTCGCATCACTCATGCCGACCTCCCATCTCAGCTCGTCTTCACCACGCCAGCAGCCACAAGACCAGCCACAAGCGCATTGACTCGCTTCGCCAGATCGTTGTAGGCGCCGACGAGCGCGTCATACTCCTCCTTCGTCGGAGCGGTGGAAGCCGCAGCGGCGACAGAGGCGTTCGCAGTGCCGGAGATCGTGACATTCGCCAGCTTCACGCCGCCAAGAGCATTCTCAGCGGCGGCGGGAAGCACGTAAGGCGTGGAAGCGGAGCCGCCGGTGACATTCACCGGCTTGTCCTTGTCATTCACGAAAAGCACATCCTCGATAAACACCGAGTCGTCAACGGCGGCCTTGGCCGCATCGACAAGTCGATACTGCTTCACAGCCGGTCACCTCACTTAGCGGCCTTGCCGAGCGTCACCTGGACGAACGCCTTCGGATACTTGACCTGCAGGGCGAGGCGTTCCTTCACACGGAAGGTGATCTTGTCGTTGGTGAAGTCGTTCTCATGGCTGTTGGTGGATTCGACGGTCAGACCGCCCTTGCGGTAGATGGTGCCGCCGGCCTTGAACGCGCCGACGAGCACGGTGCCCTTGGTCATGGCCTCGGTCACGACGGTGCGCAGACCCCACAGCGGCGGGTTCTGCATGATGCCGCCATTGCCGTACTGGCCTGCGAAGAAGCCACCGCCGAAGTACTGGCCGTTCGCATCCTTGGACAGGCGGATGGCCTGATAGTCGGCCGGATTGATGACCACGGCGTCGGCGGAGAAGCCGGTGGCGGTGGCAATATCCGTGGTGGCCGCGAAGATACGATCTGGGTCGGAATCAGCGGCCTGCGCCTTGGTCTGGATGCCACGGTTCAGGATGCCGTTGAGGTTCGGGTCGGTGCCGTTGCCGGACAGGAGCTGAATCTCCTCCTGAAGCTTCAGATTGTACTGGGCGTGCTGGTTGATTTCGGACACGACGAAGGGCAGGTCTTCCGCCATATCGTCTGTGATCTTCCACCATGCGGCGATCTCGTGCAGGCTGTCGGAGGTCCAAGTGGGTTCCGGCATGTGGATCTGAGGCTTCTGCTCGCCTTCTTTGACGGTGGTGGCGTTGCCTTCGAGGGAGCCGTAGACCGGATATTTGATGGTGGTGCCGCTCATGGTGCCGGCTGCGAAAAGGTCGGCGATGACGAGCGGACGCTCATACGGCCATACGCCGTTCTGATCGGTTTCAGTAAGGAACGGCGCGTAGGCTCCGGACGCTCCACCTGTGACCTGAGTGTCGGAAGCAGCCTTGAATTCCGGAGTGGAGAACAAGCCTCCCTTGGTTGCGAGCACGCTCAAGCCCTTCTCCTGCAGGGACTTGACGTAGAAGTCGCCGAGGGTCTTCGCCTCGACGCCCTTACGTTCGGTCTTCGAGGTTCCGGCGAGACGGTCGAGTCCTTCTCCGGCTTCCTTGAACAGGTCGATGCGCTCCTGCAGCTTCTTCGCCTCGGCGTAATGCTGCTTCAGCTCCTCCTGCTCCTTTTCGGTGATGTTATCCATTCCCTTGGCGAGGATGGACTGTGCCGCCTTCTTCTCGGCGGCGAGATTGTCCATGAGGTTCATGGCACCCCTTTCGGTTAGTGTTCCAGCGAGAAGAAGTCGCTGATGGTTTGATATTCCTTGGCCCACTGCGGGTCAAAGCTTTTCTGGTCTTTCTTCTTCGGGTCATCCGTGGAATCGTCCGGCTCGTCGCTGGAATCATCCGTGGAGTCATCGGACGAATCGTCCGGCTTCTTGTTGTCGGAATCGATGCCATCAAGAACCTCGTGCAGGCTGTCGAGGGCGGCACGGAGCTTGCTCTCGTTGGAGGCGCTGATGGCTCTACCGCTCTTGACTTCAAGCACCTCCGCGCCCTGATTCGCGGCCACCTGCACAAGGGAAATCTCGAACAGTTTCAGCTGGCGAATTTCACGGTATCCATCCCAAGCGCTCTTGCCATCCTGGACGAACGCGGTCTCCTCGGCGATGAAGCCGATGCTCATCTGGTGAATAAGCCCGCGTTTCAGCAGGTCGTATGCGCGCTTGCCTTCCGGCAGGTCAAGGTCGAGGCGTGCGGTGACGAGCAGACCATGTTCGTCCTCCACCGCGCTCAACGTCTCACCGATGATGTCGGTGGGCTTATCGTCCTTGTGCTGCCAGTGGATCGGAATGCCCGCGCCGGAACCTTGGAAATCGTTCTGCAAAGTATCGGCGAAAGCGCCCTTGACGATCACGTCATCGTACAGGTCCTTGTCCCAGGTGCTGGCGTATCCGCTGAACACGCCTTCTCCTTGACTGTCATCAAGGGATTTCAGTTCGAAGCCCTTGAAATCAAGCCTCATGATGTTTCCTCCTTGGTGAGCGCGTTCCACTCGGCATGGAATTGCGCGTCATACCGGTAAAGCCGTTTGAATTCGGCGAGCATCGCTTTCGCGTCCTCGCCGTTGACCGGATTGTTCTCCTGCGCGTTCTGTGTGCGCCCGCCGTCCTGCGGGCTGGGTTGCCCGCCCTCGCTGACGTTCAACGGGGTGATGAGCTGGTCGCCGCCAGGCACGCGCGGCATGTCCAGAATCTGACGTGCCTGATTCGTAGTCATGAAAGGCCTGCCGGTAGCAGTGCTCAGCGCCTGATACTGTTCGGACGTGGTGCCGCGGAGTTTCGCGTCAACATTTGCCTTGATGTAGCAGTCCGGCTCGCCCACAGCCTCTGGAAGGCTGAGATTCAAGGCTTCTTCGAGAGCGACGATGTATGGCATGAGCTCCACATTCCACAACTGTTCCTTGTAGGCGCTGATGTTGGAATTCGTGCCGGTTCGGAAGCCGACGTTTTCCGGGGAAATCTGGAAAGCATTGCACACCGCGATGTTGATACGGTCGCGCGCCTCCAGATCATTCACATCCACAGGTTTGAAGACGTTATCCAGTGGGCGCATCTCCATGCCGTCCTTCAGGACTGGCCAGCCACCCTCACGCCCGCCATTCTGGATGAAATTACGCAGGCCGTTCGTGAAGTCGTCGTAATCATCCTGTGATAGCCACGGCATCTCCTTCGGACGGAAGATGTAGCCTCCGGCCTGCATGCCGTTCTTCGCGATGCTCCGACGGTAATTGGCCATCGCCTTCGCCTCCGCCAAGAGCGGACGAAGCACATTGGCCACACTGTCGCCGAACTGGAGCCCGGAAATGAAGCCGACGTCCAAGTGCACGCGCGGATCGGGCAGATCAAAATGCATGGCCTGCTGACTGTCCATCGTCAGCAGATTCACTCCGGTTATCTCGCCGAAAGCGTTGCCGGAAAGCTGATAGCAGTCAGAAGGGATGCGACGAAGAGTGAAACGTCCACCGTTCACGCCCAGGAGCATGAGCCACCGGTCATCGAGCAGCATGTCACGAAGAAGCATGCTGATGAAACGGTATCGGGTCATGCCAGGCAATGGCGAAGGCCGCTTCATCAAAGTAGCAAGAGCGCCATCGGAGACTTCCTCGGCATCCCCGTCTGAATTTTTCCGATACACTTTGAACGGCAACGATGCGATGTTGCGGGTGATGAAGTCCACCACGACGCGCACCGCATACTCTCGGCAGTAGATGCCGGAAGCGTACCCGTAGAAGTCCATGTCGGACGGCCAACTGTCGCCGTTCGCGAGTGGAATGCTGGTCGCCGGCGTCGGATGCTCGTCGACTTCGGCCATCTTCATGCCGATGACTGCGGCGTTATTGTGGAGGAGCCGGTCAAGGAATCCCATCAATACTCCCCCCTTTGTGAAGAATCTAGAATCTGACCCTCACGCCTTGCGAGGGCTCGTATTTCGGTTTAAGCACTTCAGCCTGCATGGTCTCCAACGCATACAATGCCTGCGATTCGGCCACCAAGCCGGAAATCTGCAATGCTGATTTCGTCCTATCCCACACCTCGACCTCGCCAAGACGCCGGGACACGGCCACACTCACCTGCTGTTCGATGGCGGGCTGCGGAAGATGCCGTAGTTTGCCCTCGCGCACACGGTCATGGAAACGGCCGCAGCAGGCGCCCAACCGGAAGCCTTCGATGAGATGCACCGTCCACCCTTTTTCGGTGAGCGGGTCGATGAAGTCCACTGCCGGACAGCCCTTGCCCTGCACGGCGATCTCGCAAATCGACGGCCAGCTCTCACGCAATAGGTCAAGAAAGTGCGGCACCCACAGCATGCCGTCACGACGCGCGATAAGCTCCACATGAGGCAGGCCATCGGCGCGCAGGCCAGCGGCGGCCACATACGTGGTCTGGCGGTCGGCGCTGGTATCGACGGCCAGGACAACGCGATTATCAGCCGGAATGCAGGACGCATTATCTGTGCCATGCGCCCACAGCTTCGGGTTGATGTAGGGCACGATGTCGGCGGTCACCCACTGGCACAGGACCTCTGTGCGGAATGCGGCCTCGGTCATGCCATCAATATCGCTTCGGACACTGGCCACGGTCATAGGGCCATAACCGAGCGACGGGTTAGCCTGGCGGATCGCGTCGGCATCATCCACCGGGCACTTATCAGGCGCGGACCATTCGAAATAGCCGAATGAGCCGTCCTGCTCGCCATTGGCGAAAGCCTCGGCGGCATCCACACCATCGGCCACACACTGCTTCCAAGTGTCCACGAGCTTCCGGCCCTTGTCCACCTGCTTACGCAAGGCCACAGACCGATAATCGCCAGCATTGCTGATGCCCCACAATTGCGAACTCCACACGGCCTTCGTGGTCTGAGAGACGGCATTCCAGCCATCATCATTATGCTGCTCGCGCAGCTCGTCGAAAATCACACGGGCCGCGCTCTTCGCACGAATGTTCTTATCGGCACGGACAATGTATTTCGCCTTCGACTTCAGCACGATGGCTTCCTCGCCGTTGGTGTTCACGAATTTCTGCGTCATGCCCGCAAGCTCGGGCACCACCAGATCGGACTCCTCATCAGTCTCAGGACGCGGATTACACCACTCCTTGACTTGGGAATATGGGCCTTTGGCATTATCCAAGGTCTGCGCGGCACCAACCACCAGAAATTTCACGGGCGGCACCCTATCCGGGTGCTTATTCGAGTCCACAAACAGCCACCATGCGGCAAGCACACCCATCAGCGTGGTCTTGCCATTCTGACGGGCCACAAGCACAATCACCTTGCGGAAGCGATAGCTGCCATCCTCAAGCAATTCCAGCGCATGGACCAGCAGCCAGCACTGCCAAGGATAAAGATGCACATGAAGCATAATCTCCGCGAAGGCAATCACCGCGAAACCATTGCTGGTGGTCTTATCAAGCTCTCTAAGCGGCGGCGTGAAGATCCGCGGCAACGTAACACCATGCAGGTCATCATCGATGGCACCGAAAACACTCAAATCTTCCGACGCCATCGAACGCCTCCTAGCCGAAACGCTTCATGAAATCTTCCATCTGCACAACCTTGTCGCTCTTACGCGCCTCCGGCTTCGATTCAACCTTCGGCTTCGCGGGACGACCAACCTTAGCCGGAGCATCCACCGTCAAACCAAGCGACTGACAATATTTGAGGAACGTCGGCAGCGAAACGTTGTCGAGCTTGCCGTTCTCATCGACAAAACCGGAGAACGTCAGATAATCGATACGCTCAGCCAACACGCGAGCCGCAGCGACAACAGCAGAATTCACAGCCTTGAGGTCAGCGTTCTTCAACGAACGCTCCAACGCCTCCGCCACATTCCGACTCGGAAACTTCGCACTCATCGAAAACACCCCCTAATCTGCCATCGCGCGCGACCCGCCAACAATTTCACTCGTCGGGGAGAGGAAGACCGACCACGCGGGCAGTCGGTCGGTCTTCGTTGGTTTTCAGGATTTCACCGCCCCTATCCCTTTGGTGGTTGATGTTTTAGTCGTTTGTGTTGATCCATTGTCGGCTTAGTGTGCCGATGGGCGTTGGTGGGTCTTGGTTGCTTCTGAGTCGGTTGCAGCTGGTGTGGCTTGGTCGGAAGCCTGCCGGGTCGAACTGCAGTTCGGGGTGCTTCGAGACGGGATAGAGGTGATCGAGATTGAATGAGTCATCTGTGGTGTTCTTGACTGCGTTGTAGTCGATTGGCATGCCGCACAACCAGCAGACTGCATGCTGTGCCTTGCATTGTGTGAAGAATGTGGCCTTGTCTTTTTCGAATTGGCGGCTGGTCTTGCGCGTTCTTCCTGGCATGTGGTCACCGCCTTGTGGTGCTTCGGGCTGGAGTCGAACCAGCGCATGGTGTGGGATGCACTATCTCTGATCACGGGCATTCGCAAAGAATCATGAAGCCATGGCCGGTTTGGTATCCGTCCTCTGGTATCTGTGCTATCCCTCGTGCTCTGCCACTGAGCTACCGAAGCTTGATATGAATAATGGCCCAGCCCTTTCAGGCTGAACCATTTTACTACTGTACGACAGTATAGCATTTTAATTGTGACAGTCAAGCATGGCGGTTATTTCTCCGAGGTTGAACACGTACTCTCCTTTGTGTTTTGTCGGCGTGGCGTGGAGTTTGCCTCTGGTGAGCCATTGGCGGATCTGGTCGCTGGTGCAGTGGATGTCCATTTTGGCGAGGTAGCGTGCGACTTCGACTGGTTTTCCGGTGTATTCGAGTTGCCAGAGTTTGTTGTCGCGGGTGGCTTTGATGGCTTGGACTCCGCCTTGCCATTTGCAGTGCGGGCATGTCCATTCGTCGGCCTGTGGCGTGCTGGTGGCTTGGTGGCCGCATTGTGGGCATGTGCCGATGATGACCATTGCCTCTTCTGGTGTCAAGGCCGTCTCGTTGCGTCGGCTGATGTGTTCCAGGGCTGCGTAATCGTCTGCTGCAGTGCTCATGTCGAGGATGGTGCGCCGGTTGCTGATTATGGCGAACCACGCTTTCCGCCAGTCGTATCCAGCGTATGCGGCGCGTATTTTGCCCGCCTGTTCCGCCAACCATGCTTCGCTGTCTGCGATGAGGTCTTGAGCGTGGGTGTCGATGGGTATTGGTGCGTTGCCTCGGCTTGGCGTGTGTGCTGGGGTGCCGATGCGGGCCTGTCGGAGCATGATGCTCCGCAGGGCGGGCAGTTGGACGTGTCCGAGCTGGCGGATCAGCTGCCAGTAGTTTTCTCGGCAGCTGGCGCAGAGCAGATTCGCGGCCACCGGCTTCATTGGCTTCCGGCAGTGCTGGCAGTTGGTCAAAGTCTGGTCTCCTTGTCGTGCTGGCGGATGAGTGCGGCGACTTCCGCTTTCGGCACCTGCGGCACGAGCGGCGCGATCTCGTCAAGCGCGTATCCGGCCTGATGCCACTTGATAATCATGTTTTCGAGTATTTTCTTCATTCCTCGTATCCTCCTACGTATTTCCAGCAATTGGCGTCTAAGACGCATTCGAAGATTTGGAGTTTGTCGAAGTGTTCGCGATCGAGTTCACGGACGCGGTTTTCGGCTTGGTCGCGCGTGGAATAGACGCCCATGATGCTGACCTCCTCGGCGTATCCGCTGAATAAGTATTCGGCCATGGTCCACCACGAAAACGGAGGTCTGTGGCCGTCCGGAATGTAGAAATCGCTGTAGCTGTTTCTGTCTCCGGCGTTTGCGGTGACGACGTAGACGTTCATTTTGTGCCCTCCAGATATGGATTGTCGCTTGTATATTGCGGGAAGTCGCATTCCTGGTCTTTCCATCCGGCGGCGTAGCCTTCCTGCCATGCCTTGCGACGTTCGTGTTCCAACCATTCACGGCTGTACATGGTTTCCGGTTCTTCGTGTTTCATGATTTCTCCTTGTTGAGTTTGTCGGCTAATTCGCAGGCCTTTTCGTCTGCCTGTGCGGTTTCTTCGTCGCGTCCGAGCGCTTCGAGCACATGGCAGCATTTCCACGTGTGTATGTGGCGTTTCGACGGTGGTATGCCGCTCATGTTGGCGCGGCGTTGGCACCAGCCTTTCCACAGGCGCGTCCAGTCGTTGACGGTGCGTGTCTCGCCGTAGTGGCGAGCGGCGAAGGCATTCCACGCGTCCGACAGGTCGAGATTCGGGTAATCGCGGATTATGGCGGCATTGGCGTGAGCTTTCTCCCTGACCAGCTCGAAGTCGTTCAGCCCGATTTCTTTGGATGAAGAAGAATATTCTTCTTCATCTTTCTTATCGGGTACGGGTACGGGAACGGGGCATGAGTTTGCCATCGACTTGCCATCGTCTTGCCATGCGTTTGCCATAGGTTTGCCATGGCATTTGCCATCGGTTTTGCCATTTTTGCCATTTTCGTCAACGGTTTTCCGTTTCCACCGACGGTCCGCGCCCCTCTTGCCCGCTTCGCTCCGCTTCCGGCGCAGAGCGTCCACTTCCTCCCCGTCCGGCTGATAGTCGCTCCAATCGTGGAACCAATAGCCATCCCGTTCATCGTCACGCTCCCACAATCCGACATCGCACAGTTCACGCACGGAATCATCGGAGCCACGGAACATCGGTACCATGCGAGCTGGCACGAACCCGCCAGTCAACTGCTGTGCCGACCATGAGCCGGAACGGAGCCACAATGCGGTAGCCCCGTCCGACAGCATGGCGGTCTTCGGGTTCGAGAAGAACGAATCATCCACCTTGAACCACATCGCCCCTGTTCCCCTTCCTTGAATTGCATGAACGGCACATGGTCTGAAGATTCTCCATGGTGTCCTCGCCGCCAAGACTCCACGGGATGATGTGGTCAAGGCTCAGATGATCGGTGGCTCCACATTCGACGCAACGGTAATGGTCACGCTCATACACGGCCTTGCGAAGCTTCTTGCTGATCGGCTCCCTTGATCGCGGGTCGAAGCGTCTGAAGCTTTTGATGTGGTAGACGGGTTCGCGCAGACGAATCTTGTCGGTCTTCGTGATGAGTCCTGCATCTATGAGCGCCTGAAGCTCTTCATCTTCACCATCGAGGACATATCGGAAGTCTACGTATGGTATGTCTCCGTAGCTTTTGTTGTCTGAACACCAAGAGATCATCATCACGTAAATGCCTATGGATGCGGGGTTCTTGTCCATGAGGTTCAGCATCGTTTCGTCCCGATACCAAGAGACTGGAATCTGGAAATAGCCCATCGCTCATTCCTCTCCTCTTGTGATTCCGTTGTATGCCATCCAGATTGCCTCCTGCCGTGGCGTGGTGCAGGGCAGGTCGGTGTAGTTGGTGTTCGCCCAGCCGCTTCCCACGTGTGGTTTCGCCATCGCGTCCAGGGCTTCGGCGATCTCCAACAAGTCCGGTGGCGGGTCAAGCGTCACCATGACAAACCCATCATTACGGCTTGCTTCGCGTCCACCAGCCGATACCCGCAGTAAGGGCAGGTGACGTAATAGCTGCCCACCGTCTCGCCGCAGTGGGCGCACTCGACATATCGGATTGCCTTGCTCATTCGTTTACCGCCTTGCGTGCCACTTCGAGCAGGTCGCGCGCCCGGTCGATGAAGTCCTCCTGATAGCCGCAGATTTCCCCCGCGTAATCCCATGCGTCGTCCTCGTCTTTCGCCACACAGTCGCTATCGACGCCATCCCATTCGTAGCTGTCCCAGCAGAGCCGTTTCGCCAAAGTCAAATCATCATCCATGCCACGCTCGTAAGCGTTGGCCTCGTCAAGCATGATGCTCAATTAGTCCTCTTTCCGTTAGCTTTGACCATGGCCCACAGGATTTCGCTTGCCGGACGCCTCCTGTATGACAGGTCGTTGTAGGACTGCACATAGTCGAGAATCAGTTTCGAGCCGGTCGAATCCGGTGTCAGAATCGCGTTCACTCGCGGCGGCACCATCTTCTGCCATACGATCTCGTCACACAGTTCCTTCGTGCAGACCAGATAGTTCTGATCGCCGTAGAACGTCAGTCCGTTGCCGCTAGTGAAGTCAGCCATGCATGACTTGACCTCGTAGAACTCGAAGCAGCCTTTCTCGACGCTTGCGGGCACCGGCTCACCGTTGATGTTCCAGGGCTTGAAGCCCACGTAGTCCACGCGCCTTTCGTCGGGCGTGTTACGGTCGAAATTGACCTCGCTCGCCCAAAAAGCGGTCTGATTCCTCAACCTCTTCTCCACCAGCTTGGACAGCATGGCGGTGGTCTCAGCCCTGCTCATTTCTTCCTCCTGAAGTACTTGTATTCACCGTGATGGAACAGGAACAGGTGAAGTCTCCACACCTTGACTGCCAACAATCCCTTGAGCGTGATCGCATACCCGCCATGGACACGCTTCATGAGCTTCCTATCGGCCAATGATTCAAGTATTCGGGAAAGCTCTTGGTTCTCTCGTTGTTGCCAGATGTAGTTCATCCCCTCAGCGATATACAGGCAACACATGTCCTTGTCGTATTGACTAATCATCATTAGCCTCCCTCTCAAGGATGTAGACGTTCGTCGCTGTGACGGCGTTATCACGCAATTCCGTTGTCGGCATGGTATCCACCCGCAGAATCTGCCAACCCTCGTTCAGCAACTTTTCAAACACACCCATATTCATCAAGGTGCGCTCATCGCCGTAATCACTCCAAAAAAGTGGGCAAACCTTGTACCGTTTATTCATTTCGCGTCCTCCTTCATGAAGACAATCCAGTGTGTTCCCGTGCGGTTCGGCTGCTTGTTGCCGAAGAGTGGCTTGTGCGCTGTGAGCTTGAGAATCTGCGATACGGGTATCTGTGTCTCATTCCATTTGAAAATCAACACTCCATGCTCTTTCAGGACGCGGAAGCACTCGCTGAACATGGTCTTGAGGTCAGCTTTCCACGTCTCTTGGTCGAGGCAACCGTATTTCTGCGCCATGTAGCTCGTTTCCCCCGCATTGCGCAGGTGGGGCGGGTCGAGCACCACCATGCGGAACGTCCCGTCGGGGAACGGCAGGTCGCGGTAGTCCATCAGCATGTCCGGCTTGACATCGAATCTACGCCCGTCACACAATTCCCAGCTTTCATCACGCACATCACCGAAAAGCACTCGATCATCCGACTTGTCGAACCAGAACATTCGGCCGCCGCAGGCGGGGTCAAGAACAGGCTGATACGCGCTCATTTCGTGTCCTTCCTCTTGTATTCGTCCACTACGTGTTTCCACTGGATGCTTGCATCCATAGGGTCGCTGTACCAGTTTGTAGAGAGGTGCTTTCGGGGGCATTGAAGCCGGTATATCGACTTGATGTAATCCCCATCCTGTGTATGGCTCTTAACGATTTTGGGTAGTCTGCCGCACATTGGACACCCGAATTCGTTGCGTCTGCGTTTGAACCACATGACTATGCCTCCGCGTCTTTGTTCCGCTTTCGGCCCGTCCGACTCAACATAAAGCCGTCCAGATAGAGCTGGAACAGGCTCACATACAGGCCGTCTTTTATATCGTCTTCCGGTTTCGCATACAGTCGTTCGTTCAGGAGTGCGACTGGCAGTCCGGTGCGTTCCTCCCGTTCGATGTGGAAGGGTATTTCCTCCTGGCCGTCTGCGGTCTCGCGGACTGCCACGCCGTAGTCGCCCACCTGGGGCTGATCGGATGGGTCGCTATTGTCCGTGTCCTCGTAGGTGAGGCAGGACAGCATGGAGCCGCTGTAGCCGAGCATGGAACGGCAGTGGTCAGCTGTCTTTCCGTATGCGTCGATTTGCCCCTTCACGACACCGTATGCGGTCGTGTCACGCTGCATCAGAAGAGCGTTTGCAAGCCTCAAGCCATCAATCTCAAGCTGCTCGCACCAGTCGATGATCTCTTGCAGTGTCTTGTCTTTCTCAGTCACGTTCGTCGCCATGATTAGTGTTCTTCCTCTTCGATTCGGATTGTGATGTGGTAGACGCCTTTTTCGGTGCTTGGCTCGCCTAGCCGATAGTCCGGGCCGACCACGTATCTGGCGTTATCGTCCGGCCAGAAATCGGCTTGTGTGATGGCGTCCAAGATTGCCTTGACCATCGGCGCCGCGTTCTCGGGGTCGAATCTGCCGTGTGTCAAGGGGTGGATGATGGCGGTCACATGCACCGGCCATTTGGCGGGCGGCTTGAGTTTGCCGCTGTTGATGAGACTGCGGTAGGTGAGGTAGGCGCATCTTTTCACGACGCTGGTGCGCCGGTATTTCGCCCGCCAGTCTCCACGTTTGTTCTGGGTCCACCAGTAGGCCTTCTGCACGTCGATGGTGGTTTCCTGCGTCATTCGTCCTCCAAAATCCAAATGTCGGCATCGCCAATGTCCGCGTAATGGTCTTCGCTTTCGGCCTCACATTCGGGGCATGGTATGGGGCGCGCCGGATACAGCGCGCACCCATGTTTGGGACATACCGGCAGCACGTCCGGCGGCTCAATCCACTCACGCATCATCAGAAGTCAGGCTCTCCAGCCGGAGCGCCCCACGGATCATCGGCCGGAGCCTGCGACTGCTGCTGGGGCTGCTGCGGCTGCTGATAGCCGCCATTGGCGTTGCCGCCCTGGTATGAGCCTGACTGCATCTTCTGCACCTGAGCCGTCGCATACTTGAGCGACGGGCCGATCTCGTCCACCTGCAATTCGATGACCGTGCGGTTGGAACCGTCCTGCGCCTGATAGGAACGCTGCTGCAACCGGCCCTGCGCGATGACGCGCATGCCCTTGCGGAGCGTCTGGGCGCAATGCGAGGCGAGGTCACGCCAGGCCGAGCAGCGGAGGAACAGCGCCTGACCGTCCTCCCACTGGTTGGCCTGGCTGTTGTATACGCGTGGCGTGGACGCGATGGTGAAGTTCGCCACCGTGCCGCCATTGCTCAAAGTGCGAATCTCAGGGTCGGCGGTCAGATTGCCGACGATCGTGATAACGGTCTCCCCCGCCATCACTCACCGTCCTTCGCATCGGCCTGCTGCTCGGAGTCGGCTTCGGTGTCCATGACCTCGGCAGTCACGTCATCAGTCGAATCGGTGATTACCGGCTGGAACACGTCGCTGTAATCCGGTGTGGTCTCGTCCACGCTCGCGGCCTTCTTCGCCTCGATGTTGACCGGCAGATATTTGAAACTGCGACGGATGATGGTCTTCTTCGCCATCTCCACGAAATTCTTCACCCACGGTCCGGTGATCTGACGGCTGCGATTGCGTGGCGCGTACTTCTCGCGGTATTCGAGCAGGTCGCGTTTCGACATGTAGTCGGCGTAGCGTCCGCCATTCGGCAGCTGGACAGAGAGGTACACGAATTTCAGCTTGTCCTCGCTGTGGTCGGCGTCCACGTTCACCTCGTCCGGGCATTCGATGGTCGGCACGCCATTTTCGTCAAGCTTGAGCTTGATGTTGTCATCCTCGTAGACGGCTCTCGGCTGCGCGTAGATGCCGCTGTTCTCCAACAGTTTCAGCATGCCCTTGTAGCCGATGACGAAGGTGGCCTGCTTCTCCCCCGTGGCATAGTTCTTGTTGCCATAGGGCAGGATGTACGCCTGTCCCAATCCATCCACGTCGGATGGGCGCAAGCCAAGTGCCGCGCACTGCATGAAGCAGGAAAGGACGCTGACCGGCGTGCAGTCGGACAAGGCGGGTGTGCGGTTGATGCTGCTGATGCACATCTGCAACAGCGCCTCGCTGTCGAGGTTGCCGCCGATGACACGCGCGATCTGCGGCCACGAATGCTCCACAAGCTGCTTGAGCTTGCCCTTCGGATTGAGCGGCTGCAACTGCTGCCCTTGCGCCTGCTGTGCGATTGCTCCCATTTTTTATTGCTCCTTTTCTTCGATGGATTTGAATGCGAATTTGCGGTAGGTGGTGGCTTTGACGGTGTATTCCTTGCGGGTCATCGGCTTGTAGGTGGCTTGCAAATTCCCGCACTTGATGCCGGTGTGCGAGCCGATGCGCAGAATGATCTGCTCCTGCAATTCCTTCTGAGCGGCCTTCATGTCATTCAGCATTCCGGTGGCGCTCTCGTATCTTGCGAGCAGGTCGTACAGGTCGTCATCGTCGCTTTCGTCCACGATGTCCGGCGTGGGTTCGGGGAACGCCTTCTGCACATCCCCGCCGGTAAGCTGTGGTGGAGTACCCGTGGTGACGAAATGCCAGAAGTCGGCGGCGGCCTTGTCGATCGCGGACATATCCTCCACGTCCGCCTGGAACGGGATCTCTACCGGCTCATCGTCTCCGATGGCCGCGTACACGTAGCCCCACGTCCATCCAGTGACGAGCGCGTAGAATTCGACCTGAGCGAGATAGTAAGGCGGAATACGGAGGTTGCCGTCCTCGTCATGCCAGTCCCCCGCTCGGCGATTACCCGCCGTCTTGATTTCGAGGATTCCGAAGCTTCCGTCTTCCTTTTGCAGGATGCCGTCAAGGGAAGCGCGCAGGTATGTCTTCTCGCGGCTGATGAACTGCTTGTCGGTGCCGTCTGTGACGATCATTTCCGGATGCTGCGCGCGGAAACGCTTACGAAGCTCGTTTTCCAGGGCATTGCCCTTGACGATCGCCCACTTGTCGGAAATGTCCTCCGGTTCCACGCGTCCGGTCTTCTCCAACCACAATTCGTAAGGCGTTTTGAACGCGTTAAGGCCGAGAATCGTGCTCATGTCGGAACCGCCCACACCGGCCTTACGGCTCTTCAGCCACGCGAGATGACGTTCCGTCTTCTTGCCCTGCTTGAAACGCTCGATCTGATAGCGTTCCGTATCCTTGAGTGGAATACGCTTCATTTCAGGCTCCCTGCTGATTGCTTGGCTTGTTTATGTCTGCTTTGATGATGTCGGCGTCGAAATAATCGACCAGCAGATTGGCGATGCCCAACGCGGACGTCCTGAGCTTGGTGATCTCCGCCTCGGACTCTGGCTTGATGGTGAAAACGCCACTCTCGCTATCGAATTTGAGTCTCATTTTGCGTCCTTCGAGTAGTTGGCCTTAATGTCCATCAATTCGCCGGTGAGCAGTTTCGTGGCGAATCCGTAGACCACCTTGTCGTTGGCTTGGAATGCTGTGCGCTGCAAGGCGCTCACCGCGTCGAAGATGCCGACCAAGGCGTTTGCGATGATGGTGCGCTGATCGGCTGTGGCTTGTGGCCCGACGCTGATGGTTCCGACGGGGGTGAGTTTCGTTGCGGTGATTTTGTCCACTGTGAGTTTCGATGTGGTGGTCATGGTTTCTTTCTTCTTTCCGGTCGTGGCGTTTTTCCGTGTTTTGCGGGGTGAATGCTGGTCGAAGGCCGGCAGCAGTCCTTCCTTGCGGAGTTGGCCGATGATGTTGCCTGCCGTTTTCTGGCTTATGCCGAGCGCTTCGGCGGTTTCCTTGCCGTCGAACGGTTGGCCTTGGTCGATGCGGTTTCTGCAATGCGCGAGGATGAGGTCACGTTTCGACGGTTCCGCCTGTTCCGCCGTGGGCTTGCCGACGGCCTGATAGTCGGCCAGGATGTCCTCATGCGCCTCCTGTTCCGGTGGCAGGTCCGGGGTGAGGAGTCCTGCCTTGCGTAACGCACGCATTTCGCCGATCTGGAGTCCGGCTTCTCCCGACTCGTCGTAGATTTTCTTCAGTTCGGCGAGCTCGTCGCCCGTGTATTCGTGTTTCAACGTGTTCCTTTCCTTAAGTTTTCGATGAGCGCGTGGTTGTCGCTGATGAACTTGTCCACGTCGATTCCTTGCTGCGTGATGGTCGGATTGTTGTCACCGAAGCGTGCTTTCCCATCGCTTTTGACATCTGGGCGGCTTTGGACCCGTGTCACTGGAATGAACGTGCCGTTTTTCATCTCGCCACCGTCCTTCGGTATTCGTGCGCCAGAGCCCACCGTTCAGCGATTTGACGCTGGTAGCGGACTTTTCGCCTGTCCTGATGGCCTTCGGGCGGTTCCACGCCGATTTTCACGTATGGCGGGCCTTTGCCGATGCTGCGCCAGTTGGCGAGGGTGCGTGGACTCATGCCGAGCATGGCGGCCAGTTCGGCTGGCGTGAGCAGGTCTGTCATGGCCTGCCGTCCCGAATGTCACCCATCGGGTCGATGTGGAGGCCGGTGAGCATTTCCACGGTGTCGCTGCCGCCTCCGCGTTCGAGGTGACGTTTGAGCACCTTGTCGATGGCCTGGCATGCGGTTCGGGCGGCAAGCGCGGTGCATTCGCCGAGTCTGTTGCCGGGCAGGGCGACGCCGATCAGGCCGCCGTCCAGCGGCATGTCAAGTGCGGCGACGAACATTAGGGCGGATTCCGGGTTGTTGTCGGGGTCGATGTCGACGCAGAGCACCCATGTCGCCACCTGTGGTTTGTTTCCGTCCATTGTGTTTCCTTCGCTTGTTGACGTTGTGTGCCCCGTCCTGACGAGTGGATGGGGCTGAGTGGCTGGCATTGGAGTCGAACCAGTGCCGTCCGTGGATTCCCGAGCGCCACTTTGACTGTTGGAACACAGACCTGAACGTGTTCACGGCCGGTGGCGTGGCCGACGGTGACTGAAGCCGTCAGGCGGACTTGAAAGGGTTTGCAAGCACCGGAATGCCTGCGTTTTTGATAGAGAAAGAAGAGATTGGAATCCGTGGACGGGCGAACCGTCGCCCAGCCGAATGCGCCGACAGTGTATGTGACCGAGATGGTCGGCGCGTGGATAATAATCGATATTCAGTTATATGTGCCCCCGCCAGCCGACATGAGTGAACGTGGATGCCCGCGAAAACATCCCAGATTTGGTTTGTTTTTGTTGGACTGTCGGCTGGTGGGAAGTCTTTTAGTCGCGTGGCGCGAATCTGACGATCAGCCACAATGCGGTGGCGATGTACACGCCTTCCACCATGAGCGCGGCGGTGGTGCTGCCGCCATGCCATGTGAGCATGATGGTCAGGCTGGAGATGAGGCCGATGCTGACGATGGCGAAGAGGATGCGGCGGCGCGTGTAGTTCGGCTTCCGCGTCTTCTCCCGCTGGTCTTCGATCCAGTAGTTGTGGTCGGTCATTTCGCCATCCTCCTTTCGGATAGTTCCTTCAAGATGCGGTTGCAGTCGCGGCGGATGTTCGCCAGGTCTGTCTGCGTGAGCAGGTATCGCGCGTGGCTGTCGCACGTGTCGATGGCGAGCTGGATGACGGCTGAATGGTCGCTGCGAGTGGTGCCGTCATCGAGGATTTTGAAGTAGAGGCTTCCATCCGTGGTGAGGCTCATCGTGTTCCTCCTATCGCGTCATAAAGGTGGTAGGCGAATGTTTCTGTGGTTTTGGCGTCCACTTCCGTGAGGATGGTCTTCCCGTCCTCGTGGAGTCTGACGAGTCTGGCGTCGTGTTCGCCGACTTGGATGGCGTAGCCGGTCAGGCCGAGCATGATCGTCCGCGGGTCGAAGACCGTCTTCCGCTGTTCGGGCGGAGCTGGCGGGTTAAGCAGTTGTCCGCTCATTTCTGTGCTTCCTTGACGATCGCGTCGATGATGACGTCCACGAGGCCGGGCACGTCGATGTCCATCGGTCCGGTGATGTGGCCCAGGAATCGGCTAGCGTCGATTTCATCCCACTGTCCCGCGTATTGCGGGCGAATCATGTCGCCATGCTCGGCGAATTCGTCGAAGACGGCTTTCACGCAGGCTTTGCGCAGTTCTCGGGTGTAGGTCTTGCTGTCCATCGGATACTCCTTTGTGGGTTTCAGGCTTTGAATTGTTTGATGCTGTCGATTGGCTGGATGAGGAGCATGACGAGGTTTTCTGGTTCCATGTCGAGCATGGATGCCGCTTTTTCGATTTCGTCCGTCGAGAGTGGCGTGTGGCCTTTGAGCCTGTTGTTTACGGCTCTGATTTCGAGGCCCCATGCTTTTGCTAGGTCTTTCGGTGTCTTGTCGTGTCTGGCGAGTTCCGCTTTGAGGTTTCTGGTGGCTGTTTCCGTCAGACCGGCCATTCATCCTCCTCGATTCCCTGCTTGGTGAGGCAGGCGCGCCAGTCGTGCCAGCCGGGGCCGCGCATGTGGCCGCACGGGTAGTGGTCGGGGGTCTTGGTCTTCTTGGTGCTCAACATCTCGTTTTTCCTTTCGACGTTTTTAATATACGTAATTACGAAGTTTCTTGTATTCGTAATTACGTAGTCTTCACGATTTATGCACATATGACTACGCAATTAGCTATAATTTGAAGCATGGGAAGAAAAGCACAGGAGGTCACGCATTTCGCCAAGCAGGTCATGGACGAATGCGTCAGACTCCAAAAGCAAAGCGGCATGACCATCAAGGAATTCGCCAAGGCCTGTGGCTTCGGCGAGGTCTACTGGTACACGAGGGCAAACTACAGCCTCCCGCTCAACCTGAGTGACCTGGAACGCATCAGCGAAGTGACCGGCGTATCCATCGGAGACATCGTGATGGACTCCAAACGCCATGCCGTCGAAGCCGCCGAGAGAAAAGCGCAGGCAGGCGGTTACGGCCTTGCCGCCTATAACGCTCAGGGCAAGCAGGAGGCCATCAATGGAGAGGCTGGGCCGGATTACGACGAGCCTGCCTGACCTGCCGATAAGCCGCGACATGACCTACGGTGCCATGCGCCGCGCGATTGTCGGACTGCCTGTCACCGTGTCCAGCGCCATACTGCCGAACGGACTATGGGGCTGCTACGACAACGAAACCCGTGTCATCCTCATAGACCGGCGACTCACGTATACAGCCAAACGCTGCACCCTCGTACATGAATTGCTGCACTGGAAGCATGGCGACACCGGCTGTTCAAACAATCGTTCGAAGCAGGAGCGACGGGCGAGAACGCAGACCGCCCTCACGCTCGTCGATCCTGCCGAGCTTGCATTGCTCGAACACATGTACGACGACGACCTATGGTCGATAGCAGACGAGCTGAACGTGACCATGCAGGTGCTTGCGGACTACCAAGCCACGCTCAACGCCTCACCTAACGGACGAATCACCTTTAGCGATACCAAAGAAAAGGTTTTCAATGCGTAAAAAAATCATTGCCATCACAGCTGCGACGCTTCTCCTGGCGACGGCCTGTAGCTGCGGAAGCCAGCAGGAGCCGGATTCCACGACGGCCAAGACGCCGGACGCCAGCGCACAGCAGGAGAAGCCACAACAACAGGCAGCCGAGAAGACGGCGCAGAGCTTTGTGGACGAGTTCAACGCGAACTCATCAACGCAGATAACCGACGTCGAGAAATTCACGCCGAGCGATGCGAACGGCCCATATTACCGGACGGAGTATCGCACCGGCGCTTTCTCCACCGCAGACGCTCTCCACGGAAGACTCGGCCAATCGTCGGTGGACGTGCTGGTCTACGGGGCAGTGCTCGGATACGGGAAAAACGACATGGTTCGCGTCTACGTCGATGGGCCACATGATGAGATCGACAGCGTATTCCCCATCATGGCGAAGATGCTTGACCCGTCGATATCCGATCAGGACATCCAAAGTCAGATGGCGAAGGAGTATCCGTCCAATGATCTGATTTACGCCGATACGCATGAGTTGATCGAGCGGGCTTATGTCGATGGCGATCATGCGTTTCTCGATGCGAAAATCAGCTAGCGGTTTATAAGTCTTTATAAGTCTTTATAAAGCTTATATTTGCTTCAGGCGCTCGAATACCTGTGCCGTCTGTGCGGCATCGTCGGCGGCCCTATGACGCTCCGTCTTGGCGATGCCGAAATAGCGGATGAGGTCGAGCAGTCTATGGTGGTCAAGCTGCGGCAGCAATGCCTGGGATAATTCCATCGTGTCGTAGAAGCTCACGTCCGGCATTCCGGAGCCGACCCTCTGCGCCTCCCTAGCGATCACCGGAATGTCGAAGCGTCGGATATTGTGGCCTATCCAAGTGTCACGCCCACAGAAAGCGTAGAACTTGGGTAGCGCTTTGTCGATGGTGGGTTTGCCTTTGACGTCCCGGTCGGTGATGCCGGTGATCTGCGTGACCTTGGCCGGTATCGGAATCTGCGGGTTGACGAGCTGGCTGAATGACGCGACCTTGCGTCCGTGCCTGATTCTCACGGCTCCCAATTCGATGATTCGAGCGTCACGACCTAGGCCGGTGGTCTCAATATCCACAGCCACGTAATCGTCCTCCACGCCACTATTCGCATTGACGTGGGTGATTGGTGCCGTTTCCACTGTTGGAGCGTCTGATGTGGCTTCCGGCGATGATTCAGGCGCATTCGTCGCTTGATGCTTATGGCGCGGCTCCGGCTTGAGGAAGAGATGCATGAAAAGCCATGCGAGGAATGCGAGGAGCAGAATCGTTATGATGCTTGTGGCCAGATCGTACTTCGGCGTGGTGATGGTGTCGTATATGCCGTAGATGCCGGAGATTGCGCACAGCACGGATAGCACGAGGTAAATCAGTTTCTTCATTGTCTCCCCTTCTCATCTTTGCTTCAAGCTACCGCAGATGTGGATTGGACGTGCTGATTTTTTCTTTTTTTGGCACATTGCCCCTATAAAAAGAATGTTACCAATCTATATATTACTTATATAGATGGTACATATAAGTATTGGTTTCGGTATTTATACGTACTGCCAGTTGGTACTTATTTGTCTACTACCAATGGTACAAATAAGTACAGGTAAAGAAAAGCCCCTCCGGCGCTGTCACACCGAAGGGGATGAAGAAAAGCGCGAGCATTTCTCCACTTGCCAATTTACCAGCAGGTGGGGAGGAAGACATGGAAAAAATGGGCTACCGTAACTTCAACGCAATCCGTCAGCTCGGTCAAATGGGCAAGTTCTCCAAGATGAGGGCTGACGGCACTCTCTCCACAAGCAACTCGGCACTGCTGCTGCTCACCTACATGGCCAGCGTCACCTATGACTGGGACACGGAACGTAACTGCCCAACCCCTGACGCAAAAGCCAAGGGCTACCCATGCCGATACTACAAGCGCGGAGCCGAAACATTCGCCTACGACTACGGCAAGCTAGGCATATCGCCAGAGCAGGCCATGAGCGAAAACGCCCAGGAATACATCGAAAAGCGGAAAGGCGCTGCAAACCAAGAATTCAAACGCTCAATCACCACCTTGAAGGACTGGGGCGTAATCAAGCAGCTGGAACATGCGAAGAACGGAAACCCCGCCGGATACTTGTTGCTGCTTGGCGACGACGAGGAGAATCTGGCCGTGGAACGGTGGGCACGCCAATGCCTCAACCTGCCGATGGTCTGGTGATTCCGTGCCCACATTTTGCCCACGTTTTGTAGAGAAATGACGTGATTTGGAGTGAATTGGAGTGAATTAGGAAAGTCTGAAAACCGTTGGAGAATAAAGGAAAACCGCCATCTCTGGCGGTTTCCAAAAGTGCCTCCAGCGGGACTCGAACCCGCAATCCGAAGAGGTCGATTTTAAGTCGACTGCGTATACCGATTTCGCCATGGAGGCTTTGCGCCGG